TGAGGGCCTCGGGTGCGCCGGCGTCGAACGCGGGCCGCATGAACGGTTCTGCGGCCATCTGGGATGAGCCGTACTCATGGAACTTGCCGTACTCGACTACACCGGCCCTGTCGTAGACCGCCCAGGCCGGGCCGATCCGTACGGTGGCTTTGGCACCGTCCTCGTGGCCCATACGGCGTGCGAACACGCTGCGGGCCAATCCTCCGGAGGCCACGGGGGCCGCTCCGACCGCATAATCAACGAAGGGCTTCGATGCTTCGGTGAGGGCATGAGAAAGGATCCTCACCGTCTCCATCTGCATCCCTAAGAGCTTAGCGCTCAGAGCGGCTTGGCCTTTCAACTTGGCGGTTATCACGAGCGACCTCCGATGCCTTCGCCCATGCGCAGGCGACAGTCGATGTGGTTTCGCATGACCGCGGCGTGTTCCACCAGCCGAGAGTCGGCCTCGGCGAAGACGACGTTGCCCAGATGGTCGGTGACGGTCGTGATGAGGTCTCCGGCCCGCACGTCTTGGCCGGGCGCGAAGAGGATATGTTCAACCGTCACCGCGATCATGCCGGGTGCTTCGGTGTTCTTCGCCGCCCAGCTCTGTTGGCTCCACCAGTGGCAAGCGACGTTCGCGGCCACTTGAGTCGGGGCCGCGGGGGCACCGAAAGAATCGGAGGTGGTCGCCGGCCGCTTGATGGTGCAGAGCATGGGCAGGGGCGGCTTCCTCACCTCAGATACCCCGGGTCGCCGTGGGTCGCGATGGTGAAGGCTTTCCGGCCCGCGCCGGGCGCTAATTGCCGGAGGAACGCCTTCTCACCCTTCAGGAGGAACACGCCCATGGAGGCGGCATCTCGGGCGTAGCTCTCGGACCAACTGCCCACTGTCTGCTGGGTGACGCCGGGGTCAGGCGATTTGAGGGTACGGATGACCACGGACGCCACCAACTCGGCCAGGCCGTCGGGCACATCGGCTAGTTTGCCGTCCTCACCCACCCAGGTCGTGTGGGCCTCGCCGCGCACGAGAGCAGAGGCCAGGCCAAGCAACCGCTTGGCCTGGGTCTCGTCAAGATCGTCCACCAGGTCAGGCGCCAGATCCGTGATGTCGGTGACGGTGGCGAGAGGCGGGAGAGCCATGAGCGCCTACCTGCCGGCCTTCAGACGCGGCTTGGCCTCTGACTCTGTTTCCGTCACTTCCGGGGTGTCGACGCGCGTCCAGCCATTGGCCTCGAGGATCGTTGCGAGCTTCGAGGCCTCGGTGACTGTCACCGGCGCGCGGGGGCGGTCTTCGCCGTGGCCGTCGTAGGTGAACGTGATCCTCTTCACTTCATCAGCCATGTTCTACTCCTCATCCTGTGTCCGCTGGTACTCGATGTAGACGCGGCCGCGGAAGGCGGTGCACGCGGCGCTACCGGTCGCGTTCAACACTTGGTTCGCGCCCCACACGACGTGGCGCGCATTGGCGGCGGGGTTCAGGCCGTTGTAGGCGAAGCCGGTGATGCCTCCGTTGATGGCGAGTGCGGCGATCAGGCCGTTGTTATCGGCCCCGGCGGCGCCACAACCCACATTGATGTTGGCCGCTCCGGCGGAGGGAGTCTGGACCAGGAGCACACTCTTGGTGATGATGACGTCCTGGCCCTCGGGATTGGCTACCTCCCCCAGGCCGCCGTCCGAGGGAACGGCTTGCCCGATGAGGTCAAGCGTGAAAGCTCCGTACATGGGTTCTATCCTCCCTGTGGCCTAGACCACGTAGTAGATGTCGACGATGCTTCCGTTGAGCGCACTGTTGAGGTCGACGGTGTTGTCCGACAGCACGGTCGGGCTCACGGTCACGGCCGGGTCGACAGCCTCCTTGACGCCCGCAAGGGCGGCCAGGAGCACGCTGTTGGTGGGTAGGAGCTTGGGCAGACCGATGACATCGCCGAAGCCGACGGTCACCGTGTCCTTGTCGCCGGTGGTTACCCAGCCCACGCCGGTCACACTGGTGACGGTGCGGAATGCCTTCGTGCCCGGGACCGTATTCCCGCCGTCAGGAGTCAGGGTCTCGGTGATGGCGTTCCCGGCCAGGTCGGTTCCGGCAACGACGATGGTCCCGTTCGTGTCCTCGCCGTCAACGATCGTCTGAGTGACGGTGACGTTTCGAGCGCAACCTCCGGGCATCGTGGTGTTGGCGAGCGTATACGCGCCCACCTTCATATCAACAGACGCGACGAAGTAGTTGACGCTGGCCGCGGCCGCCTCGACGGCGCTCAGGCGATAGCGGGTGCCGTAGACGGCCATGGTGTAGAGGCCAGGCACGTCGGACTGCATCCGGCGTGCTGCCGGGATGTTCGGGTTGAAGGGGAAGAAGCTCATGAGTTATCCACCCTCCTTAGTTCGTGAGGACGGCGAAGGGGAACCGGGTCACGTCGGTCGGGTTGACGTAGTTGCGGGGATTGGGCAGCGCGAAGCCGATCCGCATGGTGACCTTCAGGCCGACCATGTTCTGCTGGAAGAGGTTGAAGACCGTCTTGCCAGCCGCGTCCGTGATGGTGGCCTCGGTGGAGATTTCCCACTCCATATCCTGGCGGTATGCCCAGGCCAACTTGTTCCAGGCACCGGAGATCATGAGCGCGGTGGCCGCGTTGATGATGCCGTCATCCGGGAAGGTGATGCCGGCGCCGTCCAGGGTGTACTCGCCGGCCTGCTGCATGGACTGCATGAAGATGGGCTGGCCACCTGTGGAGCGCACGTTGCGGAGGCGGCTACGCATGGGGATCGCGGCCACGTGACCGTTGACCAGGAAGCCGTCGGCCTCGACAGCCCCGCAAACACCTGGGTTGCCGACACCGTCTTCACCGAGGATGGCCTCATAGAGGTCGACGTAGTTCGCGAGGGAGAGGACTTGACCAGCCGCAGTCGCGGCGGCGAAGATGCCCGCGCCGCCCAGGTTGGTGGTCCAGGTGCCTGGTATGGGCTGTCCGGCCGGAGTGAGGCCGAAGATCACAGCACCGGTGACGGCACGATCGAGAGCCTCGACCAGCTTGGGCCGGACCTGCGCCCACAGGTCGTAGCCGGAGTCCGCGAGCACGGTCTTCGGGATAGGAACGATGACCGCCAGAGTCTCCGCGTCGATGAAGCGGTTGGTCCAATCAGCGTCCGTGGTCTGGGCCAGCCCGGTATCTCCGTCCACGAAGTAGGCGAAGGGCAGGTTCTGCCAGATAGGCATACGCCGCTGGGCTTGGTTCATGTCGGGCAGACGCAGAGCCAGCCGCAGGAGCCAGCTCGTGTCGTACAGCTCGGTCTGGAGTTGCGCGACTTCCTCGGTGGTGAGTGCGCCCGCGTCGGCGCGGGTGATGAGATCGTTGAAAGGCATGAGGTGCCCCTCCTTTAAGGGAAAGAGGTAATGACTAGTAACCGGCCGCCCGGCGTAGCTTGTCGTTCATGGAGTCGCCGATAGTGCGGCTGGGTTCAGGTGCGCCCTGACGGGACGAGGCCCGCGGGACGCCGGGTGACGGGGCAACGAGCGCGAGCAGCTTGTCGGCATCAGCAGTGAGAGCTTCCTCGGTGTCTCCCTGTAGCCGGGCGATGAGCTCGACAGGTAGGCCCTTGGCCGCGCCCACTTTGAGACGAAGGTTCTCCAGTTCCGCAGCTTCACGTTTGGTCGTCTCGGCCGTCAGTTGCTCGGTCAGCTTCTGCAGCTCGGTCTTCTTGGACTCCTCGAGCTTGTCGAACTCCGCCGCCTTGGGCCGGAGAGTCTTGAGCTCCTCTTGGAGTCTCCGCTCGGACTCACGGAGGTTCTCGACTAGGCGCTTCGCCTTGTCTTCATCGAAGGGACCCTCGAAGTTGGGGGTCTTGGGGTCGGTTGTCGGGCCAGGAGTCGGTTGCGTCCGGCCGTCGTTGGCGCCCGCTTGGGTTCCGTCGTCAGGCATGGGTCATCCTCCCTTGAGGGGTTCGGTTTCCGGCTCTTGCCGGCTTTGGGACTAGTGGTGGGCCGCGCGCGTCTTAGCGGTGGTCTTCAGCGCCGTGCGCGACATGAGTCCGGCACCGGGATACTTCGCGGCTACGTATTCGTTCCAGGCGCCGATCTGGTCACGCTGCCCGCGGGTGGCTTCTCTCCACTCCTCCTGCAACTCTTGGTTGATGGCAGGTAGCGCTTGGCCGGGCCCCACGGGGAC